TATTTTGCTGCGTCGTCATATGCGAATAATGCGATAATGGCGTACCAGGCGGTAAAATAGGATGCGTCCTTGGCGGCATCGATGCCGCCAAAATAGGCGGCGGCATCCCGGTCGGCACTCATGGCAGTCTTCCAGGTGGCGTCCCAAGCAGCATCCCAGGAATCACTATAATACGCATCCGCATCCCAGGAGGCATCCGCCCAAATTTTAGGATTTGCCTTCAATGACACCAAGATACGGTCGATATGCGCCGCGTTTGGCAGATCGCTCCAAATATTACTCATGGTCGTTTCAATCTAATTTGTCATCCTCCACATGCCTATAGGCGGTGGCTTTTCAATCGATATCAAGCAATCATCCTACTTGACACTTCGTTTCAATGAAGAGTTGGCCTTGATACAGGCTCTTCATCCAATTCATATTCACCTTTCAGGAAAGCTTCCTCAACTTGTTGGGTAAGTTGATCTAGTTCCTCTTGGGAACCAGTAAAGTTTTCCAAGAATTCACGGCTATATTTCACTTTCATATTTTTCCTAATTAGGATGGGTGGGGGTTTCCACCCCCACCCTAATAGTCAACTTGCGTTGACTATTCATGGTTAGTTATTCGCTTCGACAATATATTTGCCAAATTTCTTGTGAAACTCATCGAAGTTTTTAAGTTGCGAAGGCTCCATCGGAAGTTTGTATGTTTTGAGAGCAATTTTAGCACCCATAACAACCAGTTCCGTTTCGAAGTTATTCATGATGTAACTGAAAAAGTTATCTGCCATAGCATGAAATTCCTTGCTATTTACTTTTTTAGTGTCAAGCGCATCCTTCAGTTCATAGCACATGGCGATAGTTAGTGCGTACATCGCTGAAATTTCCTTGACTTGAAGGTCTCGGACCTTGCCAGAAAGGATATCAGCCGGCTCAGGCAGCTTGCCCGAATGACGCCGATGAGCAGCAAACTTAACAGCCAGACCATCGCCCACCGAACCAGCAACCAGATTGAATAGCGTATCCGAATCCGTTTGTCTTTCGTCTTTTAGGAGGTCACTTACGAACACCCAGCTACGCGGAGTAGCGAATGCGCGCGAAGCGCCCTTGCTATCAAAATCATACAGATCCTGCTTAGCGAACGACAGATAACCAACCACATCCTTGTGGATGCCCTTGTTCACTGCCCAATTCTGCCAAGATGCGAAATCTGGGCGCATTTCCAGGTGAACGAATCGGTTAGCGAGGGGCATTGGCATACGATACGTGACCCCTTTGTCGCTGTCACGGTTACCCGCAGCCACGATAACTACGTTGTCAGGAAGCTTATACTTACCCACGCGACGGTTAAGAACCAGTTGATAGCCTGCGGCTTGCACTGCAGGGGGGGCTGAATTCATTTCATCCAGGAACAATACTACGATGGGATATTGTCGAGCAGTTTCCTCATCGGGCAGATCGACTGGGGGGGCCCAGTCCATTTTGCCGATCTCCTTATTGAAGAACGGGATGCCTCGAATGTCAGTAGGTTCCATCTGAGCCATACGAAGATCGATCATAAGACCACCCAGTTCCTGAGTAATCTCCTCTACCGTCTCAGACTTGCCGATACCCGGGGGACCCCAGATAAAGATGGGGCGGCGAGCCTTGAATGCAGTGAGTAGAGCCTTGCGGACCTGAACCGAAGTTACGGTAAGATTGTCAGTAACAGCCATTTGCTTATTCCTTATTCTGATATTGAAGAAAGTTAATTATACTACAATGATGATTTATTGTCAAACAAAGTTACAGCGCACCAGTCCAACGAACTGAACCAAAATTTCCAGTCAGCACATTACCACGGGCGAAGTTTCGGGCAGGGGCAGCCCATGAAGCGGCTTTGAGGATATCGCCATTTTTGAATTTGGAATCAGCCTTGATAACGACGAAAGAGTGAGCCGACCCATTGGCGACTACTTTCAGGTATTTGGTACCTGTATCAACCCGGAGGCTGGCGTCAAATTCATCAGCCATGTCATCGGCAATTTTTTGTCTTTCCAATGTGTCCCGGCTGTCACTCCATCTACGGTAGTCAGCTTTAATTGCCGCCAGATACTGATTCATTTCTTTGTTAAGCACGAAACCCCCATCTGTTTAGTGTATGTAGCTATTATACGCCCAATCCGATTAATTGTCAACTTCTTAATCTTTGGGAGTAGCCAAAAATACAATGGCTTTCGCAAGAAGATGAATTACCACTAAGATGGTTACTAATGGCGCAAGCATAGAGAAAAACACTACTGAACCCAGTTGCTCTTTGCTCTTAAAGACAAACCTATTCAGGATAATACCCTGAGCCAGTGCATATACAATGTAAGCCAGAAAAATAAGCATATCCATATCCAAATTTCAGAATTCAAGTTTAAGCCAATGCTCGTTCCATCACAAATGCCCGCACTGCGGGTTGGAGTAGCACGGCGGCTGGATGCTCACTGAGGGCAAATAGCATTTTCAGTTGGTCAAGCGACAAATCCAAGTATTTTGCTGAGTCATCATATGCGACTAGTGCGAGAATGGCGTCACGGGCGGCATAATATGCTGCGCCCTCGGCGACATCCCCGGCGTCATTCCTGGCGGCAATATAGGCGGTTTCCCTGTCGCTGTCGCCATCATTGATGGCATACCGGGCGGCATAATAGGCGGGATTGTAGGCGGCATTATGAGCGGCATCATAGGCGGCATCATAGGCGGCATCATAGGTATAGGCGGCCCTGGCGGCCATCGGCAGCAGGTCGCGGATCCCCGCGATGGCCGGCCTTGGCGGCATCCGCCCAAATTTTAGGGTTTGCCTTTACCGAAGCCAATACTCGGTCGATATGTACTGCGTTTGGCAGATGGCTCCATTCACTCATTAGTATGTTCCTTAGTTAATTCACATACCATTAAAAATTTGTTATATGCGTCTTTTACCGCAGCATGTTCCATAAGCTTTTCGGCTTCCTCACACATGGCCTTTAGCCCAGCCTCAGCGATACTACGGGCGCTGGGGTGAGTTATCGTCCGTGCTTCATCGCCCCAAACTTCAATAAGATGGTGCCAAGCTTCCCGTTCTCTGTCAGACATGGGATTGCGCTTCGTTTGAATTTGGCTAGCATTCACAATAGCAGTAGAAATAGCATCCTCTGCTACCCGCCCAGCAGCAATCATAGCAGCATGGTTTGGATTAATACTATATTTAGTAGTTTTTCCACCCGGATAACTCATTATTAAATGATTACCTTTTGGCATAGCATCATGAAGGTCTGAATCATACTCGTATACAGGAATATACTTGCGGCCTTCCTTTTTGTAAAAAACAGTCTTTTTTTGTGTCATGGCTTCATATACCTTTTCAACATTTGCTTAACAAGCTCGAATTCGGTTTCTTTAGATACACTTTGTTCTAACACTTCCATTATCAATAGCATCTGTAATTTCTCGACTACTATCAAATCTTCTGGCGACAATAAAGATTTGAAAATGGCTAACTCTTCTAGAGTTTGTAGGCGCCAAAGTATGTCTAAATACCAACATTCTATTGGGGTTAGTCCCTCGATCCTAATTGAACCTTCTTCATAATCCATTATTTGGCCAATTCCCTCAGGTGAAGTTCACCTGTAGAGTCATTAAAATGGCCCTTGTATGGACTGTTTAACCATTTAGAATACCCATCTGCTTGTTCGCTTAGTCTGGTCAAATCATACTTAGAACAAAATCTTAGAAAGTGAACCCCAACGTGGGTTTTAATATCGATTCTAACCATGCTCTTAATTGCAGCGTCGACCTTGGTTTTAATATCTTCTGGCTGGGCATTCAAGTCAATCAATGTACGATTACGCTCATAATCATCACGCACGCAGTGCTCTACATTTTCATGGTCTACCCAACGCTGTAGCATCATGTTATTCCATGCGAATCCCTGTTTATCTTTATCAGCATATGCCTCAATAAGACCCACTTTGTTTTTACTGCCTTTAGTACGCACACCAGGATAGGCACTAAACACATTGTCAGTGCTATCACCCCGCATACATTTTTCAAAAAGAATGAATTTGGGATCACCCAATGATTTTTCTTCTTTCGTCTTTTTGTCTACGATCAGTTTTCCTTTATCACTGAAATATCCCTCAGTAGTAATAAGTTGATTTGCTACTCCATTATATTGGCTAACATTTGAATTGATTAGCTGAATATAATCAGTATCACTACTGATAATATAATGCTGGTCATTGGGGTGTAAATAAACAAACCTAGCAATAACGTCGTCTGCCTCAGCATTAGGATGTCTAATAACGCTTACGTTGGTTTTTTCAATAAGAAACTTGATAAATGCTTCGTGCGTTTCCCAAAACATTTCATTTTCTTTAATTTCTTCTTGGGTCATAGCAGATTCATCAAGCTTGCGGTGTGCTTTATAAGGCTTGTAAAAATCTTTACGCCAACTGCGTCCCTCAAGACAAAATACAACGTGGTCGATGCCAAATTTACGAACGATTTGATTAGTTGACGCAAGAGTAAGATGTAATGCCATACCTACCTTTTCCCAAGCATCACTGCGCTTAGAAGCAACATGTTTGGCACGGAAAAAGGTATTTGCGAGGTCTACTAGTGCGTATCTCATTGTGAAAATCCAGTATAGGGGTAATATTCAATGTGACATTGTACTATAGAAATGGATTACTGTCAACTGACCTCAGTGCGACCATTACCAATGTCTCTGGAACGGACCACTCTGACATCACGATTGGTGGGGTCAGCCTGATCCTGTTCATAAATTTCTAATGCTACATTTCTACAAACATTTTGGAACCAACGATCTACGATGTTTTGATCTGAGTCATCTTCACGAAGTTTGTATCCACTTTTAATCAAATTGATAATGAATTTGTCGTTCCAATCCAATTCAAATGCACCTGAGTTGATGTCGTCAGGATCGATGTCCATACTTAAGATATTGATATAGGGTTCCCCAGCGGCAGTGGCTTTTTCTTTTGCTGATAATTCGATTTTTTTCTTGGGATTTGACTTCCTAGAACTTTTAGGAATTTGGGGTGGATGGGAAGGAAAGGGCGGAATGAACACGCTATCACCCTGTTTCGTTTGTTCAGGATCTTTAGCTTTGAAAAATCTCTTTACTTGTTTCCACATTATTTTTACCTTTCATGTATATATCGCGCAATTTGAAGCTAGCCAAATTTTTGGATTTTGCTTCCACCATAATATCGGCCCAATCCCAGTGAGTATGTGCCCATTCGTTTACGGCATCTGACCACATATAGTCACTATGGGCCCGCAGATGTTGTTTTTTCTTACCACTATCTATCAGTGTATGTAAATCGGGAAGTTGGTGTCGGGAATGGCGAACAAGATAGTCTTCCCGTGATACGCTATAGTGTATAACAGGGCGCACGCCGCGCCAACTATCAATAATCTTTTTAATGCAGTCATCATCAGCCTTTATATATTCTCCGGTGTAGATCCAATTATGGTGCAAATCTAGTACTAGCGCGAGGTCGGATGCAAGCTCAAGACTGGCATCGATGCCCCAACTGTTTTCACAGTTTTCAATAGTAATACAGTTTCTTGCCTCAGTTGAAAGCCTAGCGAGTGCTCGCTTGACACCGGCTGGACCCGCTTTACCTGATATGTGGACGTTGATTTTGAAGTCTTGAAATTGCTTTCCATACCCCATGTAGCGCACCATATCTGCATGATATTCAAATTCCTTAATAGATTGTTCAACAATATTGGGGTTTTCACTACCCAATACACAAAATTGACCAGGATGAAACGATAGCCTTACATCATTTTTTCTAGCAGTCTCACCAATAGGTGCCATCCATCGTTCGATAGATGACGCCACATCAGATTGATTATAAAACCACGACCAATCAGGATGAGTATAGCATGAAAGCATATCGCTTGTCAAGCGGACCATTCTAAGTTCAGGCTTAAGTGTAGCTACACGCTTGACTAAATTATGGGTATTCTGAATGTTATTCTTCATAACTTCCCATAGCTTTTCTTCGGCTTTAGCCTTTAATTGTCTGTTGAGCCATGTAAGAGTAGTGCCACCTGTACCCAAGCCTTCTGCGGTAATCAGCCCTTTCTTAGGGTGAATTTCTGACCATTTACAGGCGAAACCAATTCGTTTGATAGCAGAGTTAAATGACATTCTTATCTTTTTAGAATAAATAGTACATGCAGTATAACATAGTTACAGAATAAAATCAAGTATATTTGGATACCATATGTATATTAAAGAATTATATGAGGGCGTAGAGCCAAAAATGCCGGGTGCTCCCCAAGGTATAAAACTTATGACCCCCCAACAATTCGTTGCTAAATCAGGTGATGAATCACAAGAGGTTGATGAGGCAGACGGTGACTTGTTAGGGGCGCAGACTCGACCATTAGCTGGTAAAGAATTTCAAGATTATATGGGCCGTATTGCTGGGCGAGGGAAAGCAAAGACAGATAAGTATAAACTCCCATATATTCACCGTTCAAGTGTAATCAAATACTTCGATGAGGCGGGGCAGCGTTATGATGAGGATAAAATCACACAAGCATTAAAACAACGTCCAAAGAAGTTACTAAAACAAAACGAAAAGATGAAGCATAGTAATGGAGAACTAGAACAGTTTTTCAATATTGGCTTTGCAGCTTTAGTTGGGATAGCAGTTGATGAAAAGAATGATAAGCTAGTAATAGTTAATACCTGTCCTGGCGCCGGCGCATGCAAGGTAGATTGCTTTGCTATGAAAGGTGGTAAAATCCAGTTTGAGGGTCCATGGTTAAGTGACGGCCGTATTCTTACATATCTATTAAACGATCCATCTGGTTTTTTCCAACAACTAAGCAATGAAATTAGTAAAGAAGAAAAGGCTGGAACGAAAGGTGGTTACAAAGTAACTATTCGTTGGCATGATGCTGGTGATTTCTTTAGTCCTGAATATGTTGACATGGCATTTAAATTAGCACAAAATCATCCTAATGTACAGTTCTATGCTTACACCAAGATAGGTGATGTCGCTGTTGGTCAGAAGCCAGACAACTTTATCATTAATTGGAGTGAAGGTGCTCACACTTCACAAGAGAAAAAAGTTAAAGCGGCCGATCCAAACTTAGAACGAACAAAGAATAGCCGCATTGTGCCCTCAAACTTATTCTATGATTTGTTAGTGAAGGATGAAAAAAAGAATCTAATTAAAGGTTCACAAGGTCAATGGCAAGTAATACCTGACAAGTTACCTGAACTAAAACAAAGATTAGCTAAACAGTATAACATCAGTGCCAACTCAATATTGAGTTATGATCAATGGGATCAAAAAACCAATGGTGGAAAGAAAGAAACTCCCATCAAGTACAATGTAATTATTACACCAGGCGAACCAGACATTACTGCCAAGAGTCATGGTGTATTAAGTACATTGTTGTTAAAGCACTAAGTCCAATCAAACAAACTTTGTCCTGCAATTTTTTCTGTGGGGGTAAAGTTGGGGTCTTTGGCCAACCAAGTATCAGCATCAGTATAAATCACTCTAAATTTATGACGATTGGTCAATACGCTTTCAAAATCTTCTATTGCCAATATTTTTCTGTTTAGCTCCGCAATAAAGTCACTATATCTGACATTGGTATATGAGTTTATTTTGGCAGTGTTTGTATTTGATTTTCTTGGTGTTAATTGGTTGACAAAATCAATCCAAGTTTGTGCTACCCCTGAATCCAAACTCTTAACATAATCTAATGCACCCGTTGAATAATGCTCTTCTGGCGTAGTATGATATAATAACTTTAGGATAGTAGCTGCGTTTTTGGTATCAGTCATTGTATAATACTTGTCTTCAAAGTTTTCAGACCAAGTTTGTTTATTAAGTACGAGGCAAGGCATATGCCCTAAACATTCCATAAATGCATAGGGATAATTTTCTCTTAGGCTTGGCATGTAAAATACTCTACAATTTTGCATGAATTTTACCTTTTCCTCACCCACTATACCTGCTTTAATTTGGTAATCAGTTATACCTAATTCAGCAAATGCTTTTTCAAATTTTCTTGCGCCATTGCTATTAGTCATGATTCTTGCAGGCAGCCCCGATTCATGAATCGCTTTTATATAGGCATCAGGGTTTTTACCGTCTTCCCATCTACCAATAAAAAGCACACCTTCTCTGGGCCCATAATATGGTTCTAATAACCCCCGCTCGCTCATAGGCATACGCAATAACACACATTTTGATGAACCATATTTTGATAATTCATCGATATTGATTTGACTTTGCGTTCCAATTATAATGTCATCAAACTCTAAATGCTTGTTGAAAAAGTTATGATATACATCAAGAAAAACACCATCGATTGTTTTTTGTGATTCCCTAAATATCATACTATGTAGATGGGTATAAAACATCAAAGGAATTTCTTTCGATAGACCTAGCCCATATGAAGCTGTCATTGCTTCTTGGGTGTTTATAATCATCAAATCATATAAGTTTTTACTTAGGGCCTTAACTAATGCTTTTCTGAAGTTAACAATCTTTTCAAAATTTATAGAATCACTGAAGGAAAAAGTAGCTACATGCTCGGTGTACCTTAGGGGTTCATCGGGGTAAATCAAATTGGCACCTAATGATTTTACTAACAGTATAAAATCATTTGTTGGTGCCTTATCTAAGATAATATCTACCTTCCAATTTATCCTATCACACATTTCAGTAAAGGCTTTTGCAAATTGACCTATCCCACCATATGATATGAATTGTTGGTCGCTTATTAAAAACGCGATTCGTTTATCATATATACGCATTACTTACCTTTAAAAAATTTTACGCATAAAATTATACCATGCTTGAGCATCTTCTTCAGTGTCAAGCCTTGGACTTAGTTCAATATCATGGTTGTTGGTTGTAACCCAAATCCAACAATCATTAAACTCATCAAAAATCAATTCCATTCTATTTACCTTTTGTATTGCCCATAGTATTTCAACGATGTTTACCAAAAAAACAATAAACAGCAAACCATTTCCAAGCATGTGGATTCAAATCTCTCCATTCAACTTGGGCAGGATTTTGTTTAAATGACATACCATCAGGTCCCCACTGCCAGTGATATGTTTCGACCCTAATATTGAACCAAAGATTACTCATTATGTACCCCATTCATTTTGAAAAAGGTCGCATTGAAGTCGGGCGCTATATCGCCAACCCAATTTCATCGCAAGATCAGCGACCCGTCTAGTATTCAATTGATATTTTTCAGTGGTGCCACCAACTGGCATCAAATACACCGGCCCATTAAATCCCATTTTACGATATTCTTGTGCTGCACTTTCGGCTTCGGCGGCATCTTCTTCACTGGTAATAACAAATTTTAGATAAGTATATCCTACTTCTGTATACTCCGCGACTATTTCAGGTTTGATAGCATCTGACCATTTCTCACCCGAGACTGATAATTTAGGACTAACACTAAATGTAATTTCTCTGCCCACTTTATTCCAATCAGATAGATAATCTTTGAATTGTGGGGTGAGTTGCTGAGTACCATTAGTTTCGAATGTAATCTCAGTCAAAGCACGCATTTTTTCATGAGACAATAGTTCAGGATAACTGCGTTGCCAACCTAGTAACGGTTCGCCGCCAGTGATTACTAAATGCTCATCCCGCCATTCTTTATGTGGCAGCATATTGACCATGCCATTTACCAATTCATCTGCTGTTTCTTTGATAACAAATTTTTTAAATTCCGGATAAACTGAACTATAACTATCGCACCCAGTTGCAACTAGGGGTAGGTCTTTAAAAGACTGATATTGATCGATATTTTTGATAATTTGAACTACATTTGGATTGTGAGTTTCATCGATTCCCAATATATCTTTTTCGTATCTCCCAAAGTTTTTACAACGGAAATTACAACCAAACATACGGAGGAACACACTAGGGACACCCATATATCGGCCCTCGCCCTGCGTGGAATAAAATTTTTCTGTATAATGTAATTTTGACATTTTAATCCTTAATCATTTCTGAAACTAGTTTGGCTGTGTGAGGCGCTAATGTCCACCCCAAATGACCATGCCCCGTATTATAGTATACCTTGGGATGTTTGTCACTTCTTTTGGTTATAGGTATCATATTAGGTGTCATTGGACGCAGGCATGCCCAACTACTATAATCATGCGTGTTTACATCAGGCAAGTTTTCATGTACCCAATTTAATAGGGGTTGTATTCTGTCTTTGCGTATATCATAGTTTTCCCCCGCAAACTCAGCGGTTCCCGCAACTCGTAGCCTATCATCCAATGTTGAGGTAACAATCTTAGCTTGATCATCCAACAAACTGACGTGAGGTATTTTAGTCCTTGACAAATTATTGATCGTAATGCTATATCCTTTAACAGGGTAAATGGGTAATTTATCGCCCACAGATTTGGCTAATTTAACGCTACCCACACCACTACACACTATGATTTTGTCATAATGCGTAATTTCTGATATACTTTCTAAATGGTAATCATGAATGAACGTCACTCCCATACTCTGTAACACAGTGCTGAGGTTATAGCAAAACTTATGTATATCACCCACCCAATCAGATTTTGTCCAACTACCCCCTATAATATTCTGCATCGATGACAGATGTGGTTCTAACTTCGCAATTTGTTCGGGCTCTAGTAATTCCCATTCACAATTGTTATCATGGTATATTTGCTGTGCTTTGATTGCAGCTTCCCAATATTGAGGATCTTTGTAGATATGTAGAATTCCCGAGTTGCTTTTATCAAACAATACCCCAGTTTCATTTATGATTTCATCGTACAATTTTCTAGATTCCAATCCCATGTGTATAGTTTTAGCAGTATTCTCGTAATAACTACCCTTAAAGGTATGATATAGAAACTTACCTAACCATACAGCCTTGTCTATATCCAAACTAGGCCTTATCAATAGGGGAGCATCCTTTCTAAACATCCATTTTACACCTTTGATAACATTACCCCAAGTATTCCAGACTTCGCTATTACTTACACTAATTTGACCACCATTGGCATAACTGCATTTCATTGCAGGATGTGGTTCATTATCATATACATCAATACGATATCCCTTCTTAGCAAGATAATATGCGGTAGTAATCCCAGTGATGCCTGCACCCACTATTGCAATTTTATGCATTTGGTTTCACATATCCGTATGTTTTAAACAGCCAAGTGACAAAATCTTCAATGTCTTTGGAAGAGTTTTCCTTCATATAGACATTATAATATGCGAAGTGAACTCTGTCTAACCACTCTTTATCTAGCAATACTTTACTTGTAGTAGTACTCATTTCTCTCCCCTGGTTGCTTTAATATTGAATTAATTTCGTCGGAAGTTTTACCTTCCACAGTATATTTAATAAGTTCTGTCACTAGTTGTTCTTGTTCTTTGTACTCCACAACCGTTCTTCTTGTAGAACCCGAAATAATACTCACTCGGGTATCATTATATACTGGTTTAAACTTGGGAGCAAGTACATATTTGAATCTGGTGTTGCCTATATTCCATGAGATTACTGGTGGATATTCGGTTCTATGTTCCCCACAGTCATCATATTTGATTGGTTCTACATTACCAGGCCTGGCATCACACTTTAAATCCGTGACAGTGGGGCACAGTTGTTTAACTATTTGTTTGAAATGGTCGAATGGTGAAATCATTTGTGAAGGTACCATTTCACTTCTCATACATAACGGTAGTAGAGTCACCCAATGACCATTTGGGATTAGTTTCAACCACATATTTTCTTGTACATACCTTGAAATCTGGAAATAGCATTTCTTTTGGATTGCTAGCAGCATCCAAAAAGATACAACGATTATTGGGCTGTGCGGCATATTGCCCATTTTGTAGTTCAATGAAATTAAAGCTTTTGTGATCCTCGGGCCATTCACTATAGCTTGTATCAATAATATTTAAATCAGGCGAGCTATGGTCAACCGTAAAAAGATAATTACCCTGATAGAAGTTTTTATCTTTAGCATAAAACTTACAACTTAGATTTCGTAAAAATGCTTTTTGTATGATAGTAAAATCATAACTAAAACAATCCCAAATTTGTAATGAGTCTAGTTCTAAGAAACTAGAACTATCTAAATTATTATTTCTGCTTACAAATGCGTGTAAGGGTAATTTATCATACAGCGCGCCGTATTTGGGTAAGTATGCTTCAATTCTAAAAGCTTGGCTACGCAGACTTTTGATACTTACCCAAATACAAGGTTCGTATTCACCGACTCCATTTTCAAAGTTATAGAGGAATTCTTTGCGTATAAAACAATGTATTGGGGGCAAGTTGGCAACTAAGTGTGCCATTATTGAAAAAGGTCCTCATTATCGGATCTGTGGCCTTCTCTAAAGGCCATATTACTTTGAGTTTCTCTTACGCACACTTTATAGCACCATAGGCGTTTGCTTTCACTTTCGCCCCACATATCAGGAATATAAACTCCGTTGACATATTTATAAAGCATGTCAGCTATACCCTCGCACCCTAACTTAGGTAGGATAGTTAATTTCGCAATTCCCCGGGCTTCAGCTTCTTTATACCAGTCTAAGTGTGGGTCCGAGGAAGAAACCAAGAGCGTATGATCGAATTGTGATTCAAGTATTTCCTTTAATTCCCGCAATCCACCGTAATCGGCAACCCAGTCTCGCGCGTCTAACTCGTCGGTACCAAAATAGAACTTCATACTAAAACTATACCCATGAATTTTATTACATCCAGGTTTTCCGTTTGGCTTATCACTAGCTTTCCATTGACGATACGCGCAGGGAAAACTGTCATGAAACTCTTTGGTACTAGTATACTTATATGTTACAGGGTTCATGGTTATTCCTTAATTAACTCGATTACTGGGTCCTCTTCTAATCCATGATGGACCCTATATTTCTTACCTTGGTAACCATACTCATCTGTAAATGTTCTTTGATTATTCCAAGATGCTAGTGGTTCTAATTGCTGTAATATGTTCCAAATACTGGTTTTCTCATCGCCCATGAGTTTTAAATTATCCACGCCAACTTTCTTTAGATAATTATTGTATTCGTCCATGGATAGTTGTTTTGGTTTCTTCATGTTACTTATACCCCATTGCTGCTAATCTCATGAATTCGGCTCTCACATTGGGATCGGTCTTGAATCCACCCCCTAGCTTAGAGGTTATCGTAGATGCCGAATTATCTTCTACTCCGCGCGATGATACGCATAAGTGTGTGGCGTCAATGATTACACCAATATCATCTGTTTCGAGGATATAAGATAATGCGTGATAAATTTGTTCAGTTAATCGTTCTTGAATTTGAGGGCGGCGACTAAAATATTCTACGATTCTGGGCATTTTACTCAATCCCAATACCTTTCCTTTTGGTACATAAGCTATAGTTGCCTTACCCACAATAGGTAATATATGATGCTCGCACAATGACTGTACCGTAATATTTCTTTCTACTACCATTTCGTCATACTTCATTTTATTGTCTACGGTGGTACATTTAGGGAAAGCTTCATAATCAAGGCCCCACATTGTTTCTCCCACTAACATTTTTGCTACGCGCTTTGGTGTTTCGCGTAAACTGTCGTCAGATAAATCCAACCCCAATGCTTCCATAATATCAGTGAACTTTGATTCAATGATATTGATTTTATCAGTCCGACTCCATTTATTTGGTTTAGCAGGAGTTTCGACTCCCATTTTAACTAGGTGCTCGTGAACTTGTATACCAAGTTCTGGATTTGTTTTTTGTTTGTTAAAAGACATTTTTGATAACCCTCCTTTGTGATGGTTTTGTATTTGAATTGTGTAGCCTTTGTGCTACATCTTTATTTATCATTTGTGTAGGCTAATATTAAATTTATAGCTATTCATCTAAGAGGTTCTTGCCCAATAACATGTCGACCATAATGGTCGGGGACAAGTATTTTTCAATAAGTATTTCTTTTTGGCGTTCCAACAAACTGGCATAATGCTGCCTTTTATCTATCCTATGATTAATGAAGTCAACTAAATCTTGCTTGTGCTTCAAATAAGAATCATAATTACTAGTCCATTCATGGGGGTATAAGAATTCAGGCAGATACATTTCACTATAAGAACAGCGATTGGGTAGTACTGGAATTACCCCAGCCAATACTGCTTCCATCACAGAAATACCTAAATTTTCGTGTAGGCTGCAACTGAAAATTACGCTACACGAACCCAAAGTTTTATAGTACTCCACTTTAGATAGGTTCAATTTTTGTGTTATTATAACATCACCATTGACACTACTGCTGAGATTTTCTATAATTTTAGGCTGCTTATCATCATTGTATCTATGTGGCCAAATGACTGCTGCCTTTTTATGTGTATGCCAATACTGGCTGCACTGCTCAATGATGGGAGTATGCGGTTGGCCACTACGAATTGCCTTGTGGTGAAATTCAGAAGGGATATTTAAGTTATGTAAGAACATGTCCTTATGAAAATCTGTAGCATAATAGTTATAATCACAACAATGAAACCATGCCGTTTCCTGAAACCATGGCCAAGGTTTGTCCATCTTATAACCCAAAATGTCTGTGGGGTCATATGCTCCAGCATGCCAAATACCATGAATTTCCACTGGAATATCTAGCAAATCGCTCATGTATTTTATCGAGGTGATAATGGGGTTCCAGGCGTCACTGATTAAAAACTTATCTCCTGGTTTTATTACTCCATGACTAAAAAGTTCGCTGACTTTTTGAGCTTGGCTTGATTTATAGACATTAGTGGCAGCAAAGTCTAGAAATGCCCCTACAGTAGTACCAGACACTGGCTGGATACCGTCGACGGTTTCTGCCCGAATATCCAATTCTTTTCTAGAGATTACATCATCTAAAATTATGGGAATATTATCATACCATTGTTTAGTGTATCGACTATCAATGGGCTCTATGGGGATTATGTAAATCGTTTTCATGAAATTATGGACCCGGGGAACTCACCGGGGTTTGATAAAATGTTACATATGTTTTGTATTTTCTGAGCTATCTTCGATCCACATATTTTTTACTTCCTTACCTGATACTTTTTTAGTAAAAGCCCGGTAAATATAATTTTTAGTATCGTATAACGATGCCTCATTAAAAATATATCCGTAATCTACACAAAACTCCTTGTATTGGTCGAGGTCATCAAAAATTTGATGTACACGGGGGTTAGGTTGAATATTTAGTTTTGCCATTTTATTACCTTTTGAGGTTTGTTGTAAAGTTAATATTATACACGATTGTTGTAAAAAATAGTAGCACCGTTTTCACCATCTTCGCTTACAGTGATTTCAATGTCTCGATCTGGATATCGGCTAGCGATTTGAATATAAAGGTCTTGGGCCATCATTTCACATGATTTATAATCTAATTGTAGTGTGGATTGTGCCCCAGTATACAGGCTCTCAAGCCAACGCTTAAATTGAATAAACTCAATGTCCCGATTATCGGTAAAAACTTCAATGCTTACGGTAAAATGAAAGATATGGCGGTGAGGATAGCCCAAAAAAGAAACATCATACATGTCCCCTGTTTTTAGGTTAGGGTCGGTTTCTGCTTCGGGATATTTATGGATACCTTCTTTTCGGAAAGTTACCCATATTGTTCGTTTAGCAGAATTCATAATCATATTTCTGCGTTCAGCTAAGGCTTGTTCACGTGGATCAAACATTGTTTTCCTTTAATTTAAAAATTGAAATTACTCATCAAATTCTATGAATTCACGATCCTCTTCCCACTGGAGGCGGGAGAGGCGGACTATTTCGCGCTCTATATTTGTTTTTTGTTGTATCGCATCTCTTAATGGGTTTCCTATATCAGTTGGTGTTTTAGGTAAGTTTTTAATTTGAGTTTCTAACAGATTAAGACTTTCTTGTAGCGCGGTGATTCTTTTTTGGTATGACAACTTATTCTCCTAATACTTGGTTTATTGCTTCATCACTATCTTGAAAATCTTCTTCCATTGTAGGAAGAGTATCTTCTACTTCAAACAACTGGTCGAACATTGTATTCGCATTCATTGCCCGTTTACCTGAATAGCCCATACTACCCGCTTTCATCTGCATCCAAAAGTTAGTATATTTTTCAATCAACTCTAAACTATTTTCCCTAGTACTCTGTGAAAATATCTCATCCACGACTTCACTAAATCTGACTCTATCGAATGTTTCATTCATTACCATAGAGGGTATTATACCAGAATCATATTGGCGATTTGCCTCTTGTACAGCAAAAATATGTTGATATACATTATGTGATTGTAATAGGGTATAACTTAATGTATCCCAACTAGTTTTGGTTTCTTTACCCTGCTTATTAAGAAATCCAGCCCCCCGATAACAAACATCTTTGATTAATAAGCTATCAGTTACCGGGCTATCAGTAAAGACTTTATGGATACCATCAGCCAACACAGCGTCCCTAAATTTGCGATTATCGTTGGAATAATTTTTATTCTCGGCAGTTTTTCCCATTCTATATGCCCATTTCTTATCATGCTCAAATGTGTTTTCAAAGTAACACAGCCCTTTTGCTGCGCTATAAAATGGACTAGCACAATCAAATGTGATTCTTAGATTGGGGTTGTGATATTTTCGTATAGCACGCTGAATATCACTGAACAAAATCGCATATTCCATTATACTGATTCCCAAACAATGAACCAGATCATGTTTTCCTGGTATCAATAAGCCATCATATATTATATTAATCAAGCGTTTTAATGTAAGATGGATATCTACTTTAGTTTGTCCACCAAAAGCCCACCCATTAAAATGATTGGTAGGATATATATTTGGATCACAGTATTTTTTCATTTCATCATACCACTGATCACTTTGAGTATGATTTTGCCCCTGCATGACATTTAAAAATTTACACTGCCCGTTACGATGATGAATAAAGTATTCATTGTTGATATGAGTAGCATCGATTGCTTGTTGGATAGATTGAATACCATGAGCAGATTTGCCCGTTTTAGGATCTTTTAAATGAAAGGTATTCAGTGACATGGATGGAATATCCAAGCACATACCATAATCCATATATGTATCCATCCAATTTAACACTGCCTTACGCTTTAGCATTGCTTTTGGGCAGCTGGGATCTTTCCAATCAGCGGGCCATTGCCCCTTGAGAATTTGAAACCCACCTGAATCACCCAACATAAAGGTGTCTTCTTCGCGTTTACGAATAATGCTTTCTTTATGGTCTTCTACCGTGGTGTCTAAGTTAGCATGCCCAGCAGAATAGAGTCCCCACTTGTAAGTATAAAGTCCTTCTTTACTATTAAGAAAGTTAAGTTTTTCAACGTCCCCCTTGAAGCTGGGGGGAATTCGGGCAGCATCAAAATATTGTTTTCCTTCCCGCTGGAGCCCCAATCCTGAAATATAAAAGGATGATACTGCGGGCAAAAACAATGCCCAATCAGGTTGTTGCTCTGCTGAAAGATTTCGCTGTTTCATATGGCTTTTACCTCGCTTTTTAAGAGTATTCTAACCATTTCAATTTGATCTTCTTTTTCTTTTAATTGGTCGACCAAGCATTTTATCGTGGAGTTGGTTTCTGCTAATCTGTCGCGTTCATCTTCGTGTTTTTGTTCTTCAGCCCATTTAGCTACTTGAGATATAGGCACCCAACCTGCCGGGGTATCTACTTCAAACTCCAATGGTCCAAGCAAACTAGTACCAGTGGGACGAATTAAATTTATGTAATTATGAACTACTACACGACTAAAGATCGTGTAGCTTCCTGTTTCAGCGATATCTCATCAACTTGAACCAATTGGCCCTCATCAACAAGTGGTTTTATATCTTCACAGGCGTTAATTCCCGCCGTTCCGGCGGTATTTTTGATATTATCTCAGGTATCCCATCAAGTTTTACCTTGAATTGCTACACCACTAAGCT